TTAATTAAGGGTTCGCGATGCGTTGGCAACATGACAATCTCAGAGGATGCGCGCTCGACGTGGGCTCGGGTCGAGGTGTGATTCACATCGACGCGGAGGGCTTCGTTGACGAGAGCCGCTTGAACGCTTTCGCGAAGAGCGCGCTTGATCAATGGGCCGACGCGATCGGGTTCACTGCGCGAGCGTCGGAGCCTCCGAAGCCTCCGAAGAAGTCGCGCCGACGTAAAAAAGAGGACTGAGACGGAGAGGTCGATTCATGGGTATCTACACACAAATCACATCGGATTTCATCAAAAATACGGTGTTACTCGGGATCGATCTCACTCTCGACGATGGGACGGATTACCCCGATCTCATATATACCCAATCAATAAAAGCCGCGATTCGCCACGTAGAGAGCGACCTCGGGATCAACGTCGAACCGTTCCAAGTGACGCAAGAGCGCCACGACGCGGAGCGTCAAGGTCAATATAGTTATTGGCCCTTTCGTCTCGACTATCGACCCGTGATCTCGTTTCAGCGTGCGGCGATCCGATTCGGATCGTTCCAGTCTGTCGAGATTCCGACGAGCTGGCTCACGGCGACTTCGACGACTCACGGACAAATCCATTTGATCCCGAGCTCGGAGTCACTCGGCTCTTATTTCTTCCGCGCTGGAGTCCCCTTGATGGGGGGCTTCGGCATTTATGAATCGCGGGACTATATCCCCGCGTATTTTGAATTTGATTACACGGCGGGTTTTGACGAGCGCACGGGGACGGCGACGATCCCCGCAGGAGAAACCGAGGTCTCTGTGACGCTCCCGAGTCGTGTGCTTCTCTCGTATCTCGTGACTACGGATCAAGCATCCGTAAAAGTCACGTCTCGAGGCAACGACGGTTTTAAGCTCTCGATTGACAGCGCGCTCGGAGAGGATCTCGTGATCGCGTGGACGTTGGACACGCTCCCCGCAGATCTAAAGCAAGCGGTCGCGGTGAAGGCGGCGACGTTGTTGCTCCTCCATGTTGCGGGTGACTTGATCCTCGGCGCGGGTATCGCGTCGCAGTCTGTAAGCGTCGACTCTCTGAGCACGAGCGTCGGCACGACTTCAAGCGCGATGTATTCAGGTTACTCCGCACGCGCGGAGAACCTCGATAAACAGTACAAGCTCTTGATGACGGGGCTTCGTTCTCAGTATCGCGTTACTCAGTTCGGGGTGATCTAATGTCGACGTTTCCCGCGCGCGCTCCCTCGAAGTTACGACCGCGCTTCGACTTCGACGCGGAAAAGTTCCGTAAGCTGATCTTTACAAAGGGGGTCGATCTCTCTTGGGAACAGTGCGCGGAGTGTCCTTGTGCGCGTGACTCGAGCGACTTCTCGCTCTCTCTGGGTTATGCGTCAAGCGATCAGGTGACGGGGGAAGCGCGACCCGACTGCGCGCTCTGCGACGGTAAGGGGTACTTCTGGCACAGCGCGCAAGAGATCCGCGCGATCGTCACCGCGTCCTCATCAACGACCGAGGCGTTCGCGGTGTATGGTGAATATGCGCGTGGGATGGTCCAAATCTCTACGCTTCCTGAACATCTCCCCGCATACGGCGACCGCTTCACGGTGCTCAATAGTGTCCGCGTATATCGTGAGACGCGCGCGAGAACAGCGAACGCGGTCGAGGGGCTGCGCTACCCCATCCAAGCGCGCACGCTAGACCTCTCTACGGGGCTTACAGAGGCGCGCGTGTTGCGTCTACAAAAAGCGAACGCTGACGGCACGAGCTCGGAGGCCGACGCGCTGAGCGAAGGAGTTGATTTCACCGTCACCAATAACGGGGAGCTCGATTTCACGCTCGGTGATGCGTTGGGCTCTGCGCCCTCACAAGGTACGCGATACAGCGTCTCCTATTTCGCGCGGCCTCGGTACTACGTCGCAGATCATCCCCACGTCCACCGCGACTCGGTGAAACAACATAAACAAGCGACAGAGACCCCGCTTTTACTCCCGATTCAAGTACATTGCTCCCTCGAATTCTTAGGGGGATGAAATGCCACAGATCGAAGTAAATCGAGCGCAGATCCTTGAAGCCCTCGGATTCTCGGGAGAAGAAGCACGACGACGCTCGCGAGTCCTCGCGGATCTCGTGCTCGCAGAGTGGACCGCCGAAGCGCGCAAGAAGTTAAACACGTCTCTCGATGCGTACAAGCGATCTCTACAGGTTCGAGACCTCACAGAGCGCGGGTTCGTCTGCGGCCTCCCCGCGTCTCCATCGACGGCGATTCTCGCTCACATGGTAGAGCAAGGGATGGGGAGCGGGGGAATCGGGACCTCGGGTCCGTATGATGTGCGTAAATATTTACTACGAGCATCAACGCGTAACATTAGGCGACGAAAAGACGGCGGCCTTTATTTACATGTTCCCTTCGGTCGCACCGCGAAGCAACTCAAAGCAGACTACGGGAAAGAGGTCGCGCAGAGAGCTCGACGACTCGCTGCGACGACGACCGACGCGAATAGGATGACGAGATACGGGGGGCGACTTCCGCCGAACATGGTCCCCAAGCTCAAGCCGCATCATGTAAGCGACCCCCTCGCGGGTATGGTTCGCCGTGCTTCGACTTACTCTCGAGGTAAGGGAGGCAAGCCGCGCATGCAGACGAGCGGTTATCAGACATGGAGGACCGCGAGTTACTCGAACACGGACCCCGATGCGTGGATGAGTAGCGGTATTCGAGCGCGGCGTATCATGAACGAGGTCGCGAGACAACTTCCAACACTCATAGCACAGGTTTATTAATGCTCGACTTGAACACGATCAACGTACTTAGCGCGGGTTTTGGGTACTACAAGACCCGAGAGACGGAGTTCAAAGCGCTCTTTGCGGGAGTCTCCGACGCGGTCCTCGGTGCGTGGTTCTCCGAGCTGAGTGACCACTTTCCCGAGTTTCGTTTGAGAAACGCGAGGGGTACGGATCAAACGCCGATGCTCATCGTCTCGCACCTCTCCGAGTCTGTGACGCAGACCGTTCTCGGAGACTTCGACAATCGCAACGCTGAAGGCGCGGTTGATTCGTATCTGATCCGCGAGGTCTGTGAGATCACGATACTCGCGAAGACTCCCGATATGGTGCGCGTTTACCAAGTTCTCGCACGCGCGAGCATCGCGATCGCTCGCCGCTCTCTCCATCGCGCGGGTTATCATCTCGTTGAATATGGAGGCGCGGACGCGCTCGCGCCCGAGGAAGAACTCGCCGCCGAAGAGCTCGGGATCTTCGTGCGTCGTCTCACCTACTCCGCAGACCGTCGCATCGCGATCCCCATCCCGAACTCCGCAGAGTTTGAAGTCCCTGTGTTCTCGGGTGATGCTCTCCTTGTGTTGTCGAGCGATCAAGACGACGGTCAAGGAAATCAGGGGCTCGTTGATGTGTGATATAATCCGAAAAAAGGAGGGCTTTAGATGCCTGCATCATTGAATTTAAACGGCTTAAAAGTCTACCGTCCCGCAGTTTACGCGGCGGTCGACGCTTCCTCGCTCGGAGGTCAAGAACCGAGTACGGGGAATCTTTGCATCGTGGGCGACTTCCCCACGCTCAAACAGAGTGAAGCGCTCGCGTTTACGAGTGCGAGTGATCTCGTCGCGTATGACCCGACGGATCCCGAGCTCGCGCTCCTCGGTTCGATCGCGTTCAACCCAAGCGAAGACGAGCGCGTCCCCGCTGGCGTCGCTTCTTTGAGCTTCCTGAACGTGCAGCCCACGACCCAAGCGAGCGCGGTGCTTTTGGACGCTGACAGCGGAAACGCGCTCAGCGTGAAAAGCAAGCTCTACGGCGCGAGGGGAAATCGAACGACGGTCAAAGTCGAGAACGAGAACACGGATCAAGTAAAGATCACCGTGAACCGCGACTCCCTCGAGGAGATCTTCGAGGGGATCGAAAGCGGTGACCTCGCCTCCGTGTATTACGCGGGTTCTCTGTTGACCCTCGTCACCCTCGCGGCCTCGCGCTCTGCGCTCTCGCTCTCATGGAGTCAGACAACGGGCGCGATGAACAACGGATCATTAAGCGTAGATGTGAGCGATATGTCACTCAGTAGCACGCTCGACATTACGCCGTCCTCCGCCGCGCACACGTCGCCGCTCTCCTTCGTAATTAACGGATTGAGTGACGCGGGGGCGGTGGTTACGGAGACGCTCACCTTCCCCTCGGGGAACGATGTCGAGCAGACGACCGCGAACACTTACTCCTCAATCACGTCGATCTCTGTTTCTTCCGACGACACCGTTTACGCGGGGACGTTCGACATCGAAGGATCTTTGAGCATCGACCCGAGTGACTACGCTTCACTCTCCGAGATGGTGACGGCGCTTAATGCGCTCTCAGGCTTCGCGGCGACCTATGACGCGGGGCGCTCATATCCCGCGAAAGAGATCGACGCGATCCCGAGCGGCTCAATCGTTGGTCTCGGAAACAAGGCCACTTTCCGCGCGGATCTCTACGCGGTGATTGAGGCGCTCAGCTCTTCGCGGCTTGTGTCTGTAGAGCGCGCGAGCGGAGGAACAAAGCCTCTTGCACAGAGCGGCGGCGCGGCTTCAGTGACGCAGCGTCTCGAAGGGGGCACGTCCTCCGCGTCGAGTCTCAGCGATTGGACCTCCGCGCTCGCGACCATCGAGGCGAGTGACCTTCAGATCCTCGTCGGGTGGACCTCGAATATTGATCAGCAGAAAGAGATCAAGAAGCATCTCCCTCTCGCGGCGCGTGCAGGCCGAGAGCGTAACGCGTGGGTCTCCGCTCCCGCGAACACCAGTCTCGCGAACATCGAGAGCCAATATACAAAGGTGCTCAATGATCGAAACATCGCGATCGTGGGTCA